GCTCTTGATTGTCTGCCTTGCTGAAAACTCGCACCGGGTTAAGGGCGGAGTTTCCATATTTGGCATTTTTGTCCAGCAATAGCTTTTTGATGCTGTCGCAGGTTTGTTCAATCTTCTCTTTCATTTTTCAACTGCTCGAAAATAACAGCCATTAATCTCAAAGCTTCATCAGTTGCTTCATAATATCCCAACTTCCAAACTTCGCTTTCATTACTTTCCTGCACATCTTTATTGGTGTCAATTAAATCAACCATCAAGGATGCCATAAATTTATCAATCTTTTTGATAATTAAAAAGGTAAATCATTTTGTTCACGCTCAATTTGGTCAATCATGTCATTTGCGAAATTCTGCATGATGCCACCTTTGTCGGCCTTAAATAAGTTCTCTTTCGGCTTTTGTTGAAAGGTGTAAGCCTTTCCACTACCCACATACACGGGCGGTGTCTTTGCTTCGCGCTGTTCTTTGGTTTGGCTAAGTTGCAGGGTGTGCGTTTCGCCATACTTGCCCTCGCTTTTGCGTTCATTTAGCACCAATTTCAGGTACTTTTTTCCGTTTTTGCCCTCTGTAATCAGTTCCTTTGGAACATCAGTCAGGCAGATGTCAATTACTATCATATTGCTTTTGCTTTGTTTAATTGTTTACGTTTGTATTTTAGGATGTCCAAGTGGGTGACCGCTTCGAAATGGGTGCGGAATAGCATCAGGTTATCCACGCAATCGGTGTACGTTCCAAATTCAGTGAGGAACTGGGCAGAAAAAAGCCGATACAACCGGATAGCAAAACCACCGTCAGGTAGTTCAACCACATGGGGCTTGAAAGGATTGATAAGTTTCATTGTGCAAATATACATTTTTAAACTTTAATAACCTAATCTATGTTGCAAAAACATTCAAAAGATGGGTCACTGTCAAACAACCCAATTTGAGACAATGCCTTGTCTTTGAGTTGCTGATAGCTGATTTCTTTTTTCCACTGGTAGCCGCTTTGTTTTTCAATGTTTATCCACCAATCAAACAATTCTGGCTTTTCTTTTGCAATGATTGCCAACTTTCCCTTTCCTTTCAAAAAACAGCAATCGCAATTACCGTATGGCTCATTGACCAGCAAATCAAAATCTTGCTGTTGCCAGAAATTTAAAACATCTTGTTTGGTAGTTTTCCATTTTACGAGCGGCAAGTCAACATCATCTTGAACCTTTGACCATCTGCGTGGCTCATCGTATCGAATGCCGTTAAATGATGTGTAATCAGTTATGCCAATACTTTGCAGATAGCGTTTAAGGGTATTTATTTTGAGTTCTGTGGTGCAGTATCGAAATTGCATATTTGGAATGCCTGACGGCCTTTGCTCGATTAGTTGCATGTATGGCTCTCCGTTGCGTGAAGCTGTCTTGTAATCAACCACAGCAAAGCTGGCTGGCTTTCGGTATTCAAGCCACACAATATCCAAACCCCACCGCTTATCACATTCATTTACAAAATCCAAAGTTTGCGGTAATTCCTTACCAGTATTTTGGAATGTAACAATGTAATCGGTCAAGCCCTCATAGATTAATCGCTTTGTCATGTAAGCCGATGTCCGGCCGCCAGAGAAATTAATTACATTCATTCACAAACAACTCAAAGTTATTTTTTATCGTTTCAACCCGTGCAGCATAACGCCTGTCAATCTCGCAGAAATTGTCCACTAAATTAACCGCATGAATGACGGTGGAATGGTCACGCCCTCCGCAAATGATGCCAATATCCCTCAGCGACATTGCGGTTTTATTTCGCATTAGCCACATAAATATCTGACGGGGTTCCAGATATTCACGTTCACGGGTTTTGTGCGACACATGCGTTGGCAAATAGCCATGATACGCTGACCTAATTGCAAGGTGTGCGGCTTTCACTGCGGCATCCTCATTGGTGATGTTCATTTTCAGCATGCGTTCAAGTTCCTGTATGCGGACTTGCTGATGCCGGATTGTTTCTTTTAGCTGTGCCACCTCGCTCATGCGGAACGTGGTACGGCTGTTTGTCATTGGTTTTTTTATTTTTGCTCTCATGTTAAAATATGTATTCTACTGTGTTTCCTCTAAATTGGCATTTAAGCGTTCCAGTCATGCCGTTTCTGCACTTGCCGATTATTAATTCAGCATCTTCGATTGGTGGAGTATTTCCACCATTCTTTTGGGCTTCGTAGTATTCCGGGCGATAAGGGAATAGAACCGTGTCAGCATCCTGCTCTATCGCACCGCTCTCTCGTAGATTAGAAAGTTTTGGGCGGCTGTTGCCCTCTTCCGTTCCCCGGTTTAGTTGAGACAAGGGCATCACCGTACAATTACATTCCTTTGCAATTAACTTGCACTGACGGCTTATGTAGGCGATTTCCTGCTCTCTGTTCTTTCCACCCGTTGCTTTAATCAACTGCATATAATCAATGATGACAAGCGTTGGTTTGTTTTTCATTGTCTTTAACCGCATTTTTATTTGGTCAATGTTCAGAGTTGTGCTATCCTCAATAGTGAAATCAATGTCCAATTCCAGCAATCCTTTTGCAATCCATTCTAATTCTATTTCATTGACATCAGCGTTGCGGACTTTTAGATTGTCCACGTTACCAAGTGATGAAAGTATTCGGTCTGCGAGTTGTTCTTTGCTCATTTCCATTGAAAACATTACCACCTTGCCACCACGTTTTGCGTGTGCTATTCCTATGCTGACAGCGAATGCAGTTTTACCCATGCCGGGGCGACCTGCGACAACCACGTTTTCACCAGGTACGAAACCGCCAATGTATTTGTCAAGTGTATTATATCCTGTCGGGTGACCAATTATTTTTATTTCGGCCTTGCTGCGTTTTTCAAGGTTATCAAATCGCTCACCGAGCAGAGGTATTAAGTCGGTTGCTTTGCCATCTTCCAGCATCTGCAATTCATCGAGCATCTTTTGAGTTCCGGCAATCGTTTCCATGATGTCGCCACCATCTTGCATGATTTTTACCGAATTTGTCATGCTTTCGGTTAATGTTCGCCTTACCCATTCCTGATGCAGATATTGAACATGCCTGTTTAGGTTGCTGAAATCTACAAACTGATTGGCAGTTGCAATCGCCACCGCCAGCTTTTTGTTTTTTTGAACAACCGCCACGTTGTCGATGTATTCGTTGTTGGCATACATGGATTGGATGATAAGGCACAATGCTCTCATATCGGGGTCAGTAAACCACTCTGCTCTTGTTACGGCTGTCAGTTCAAGGTAATTGCGTTGCAGCCACGTTCCTATGATTGTTTGCTCTGTCATATTAATTTTATTTGTGTTGTTGGTTGATAACTTGCATCATATCTATCATTGTCGCCTTTGGGGTATGGTTGTATTTCATAAGTCAATAATGAAATCATATTTTTTTTATCATATTTATTTCCATTAAAATAAAAATATCTGTGTTTTCTTGGTCTTTCAATCATAATAAGATTATCTCCAAATTTTTGTCTTAACCATTCTACTCTATTTTCTTTTCCTCTACTCATATCCATTATAGTTCCATTATGTAAATGCTCCATACCTTTTACATAATAATCTTTAAATGGTAAAGATAGACCTGTATATATCCAATTAGTTGCTTGATATATATAACCGTGATGACCTTGTGAAGTATCTGCATAGCTAACTAAAACACATGGCAAAGGCATCATTTTAATAGTTTTAGAAACGAACCAAGACAAGGTGTTTTTGGGCATATTTTCATTTATTACTAATCTGTTAAGTTCATATAGTTTATATCCTTTTATGCAATTCCTTAATGTACTACTTACTGGTGTACCATAAGAACAAACACCACACAAGTTGTAATCTCTGTATAAACCAAAACAAAATTCTATTGGTGGCATTCTGTGTGCATAGTGTTTTTTAAGAAACCACTCTTTGCAATCTTGGTAATCTATTGGCTTAACTTCGTAAATCATTATGTTAGGTAATTTATTTTTTCAGGTTCGGATTGTTTGAACGGGCGAAGATATGGAATTGTGTTTTTCAGTTTCGTTTTCCAATTCTTTATTTTTTTTCCATGTCCGTCTTTCCAACCCTCCGCAACCCATTGTTCATATTTGGCGGTAAGTGGGAATTTGTAGTCAGCAGACATGTCAGCATAATTCAAAAATTCTTCAAGAGTTGGTATTGTATTTTTATTTACAATTTCATTTTCATTTTCATTTTCAGAACGTATTACGTTCGTATTACGTTCGTATAACTCTTTATTTTTTTGTTTTTCCCACCTATGCTCTACGCTCTGTTTGGCTTTGACGCTTTTTGCAGCACGTTTCTCCATTTCAATTTGCAGACGCTCATTGTAACTTCCAGATGCATCATGTTTAAATTTTGCATACACAAGTTGTCCATTCGTAATACTATCGCATTGCGTTCGTAATACGTTCGTATCAATTCTGCCACCGTGTTGGTGTTGAGCACACAACATACGTACATACAAACCGACTTGTTCATTTGTCCAAAACATGGTTCCAGTTAAAAAATCGGATGAATAAAAAAGAAATGCAGGGTCTTTGCTCATTGCTTCTGTCCTTTCAGATAAAGTTGTTTGCATCGTTTGTAATAAATTATCCAGCAGTCACACTCCATTACCGCAAGTTTAAATTGTGGTAGCGTGATAAACTTTTCTTGTCGCTGGTAATCGTGATACTCTTTTTTCAATTCGTAATCTGCAATCTGAAAATCACATTCATCAGGATGAATTGGTTGTGGGTTGTAATATGTCATAAATAAAAAAGACCCCACACTTTCAAGGTTCAACCCGGCTGGAAGTAAGCCGCCCTTTACTAATGTGAGGTCTTTCTGGTTATGC